TTTTGATCAACAGGCTAAACAAGGCGATGCATTTGGATCTGTTAGCGATCAGTTAAGAAATTTAGGAATGACTTCTGAAGAAATCAATGGCACACTGGCTATTGAATTGGCGTCAAGACGATTTCAAAACATGGAAGATACTAAAAGTAGAGAAGAAGCAATTGCATCGGCTGCTGAAATGGCCACAGAGATGGATAAAATTGCTAAACTTACTGGCAAAAGTAGAGAAACACAGCAGGCAGAATTAGCAGCATTAGAAAAAGACGGTCAATATCAAGCAGCCATTAGATTAGCACAGCGTGATGGCAACACATTTGCTGCTAAAGGTATGCAAGAAGCCATGACCAGTATGGGAAAATTTGGAGCACCTGTACAAAATTTAGTAAAAGATTTTCTAGCATTTGGCACAGCAAGTAAAGATACACAAGATACGCTGGCAGCATTAGGTCCAGCAGGTACTGAATTGCAAAATGCCATTCAGATGGTCAAGTCAGCAAAGACTGAAGAACAAAAAATTGCCGCCCAAGCAGCGTTGAAACGTGCAGAAGAATCAGTTACTGCCGAAGTAAACAGTCGACGTGTGCTGGAAAATGCTGCATTGGGTATCAAAGGCTTCAAAGGCATAGCAGACAGCACAACTGCTGTGACTGCAGGTATGGACAAAGTGGCTACAGAAAACAAATTAAATCTTGATTTGGAAGTAGACCGCCGTAAAGCTGCTCAGATCTTAAACGCACAGGTAAAACAAGAACAAGATACTGCAAAAAAACCAGCAAAAGAAGGTGAAGCAGATGCTGGCAAAGCCACTACCCAGGCAATAGTACAGTTTGAAAAAGTCATGCAGAGCAGCAGTGCTGCAATTCAAGAACAGTTTGTCAACAGACTGAATAAAGAAATTGCACCGGGCATGATTGAATTTACACAGTTTTTGAAAGCGCCTGGACTCAGTAGAGAACGTCAAGCAGGTGCTGTAGAAAAAGGTTACACCGGAGTTAAACAAGCATTTGAAGATCCGAGCAAGGTAATAAGCAATCCTCCTAATCAAACTACTGGAGAGAAAGCAAACGAAAGACCAAGGACGCAGCCTCGTTCAGAGGGAACCTACGGCGCTGGAAAAATGTTTGAAGATGTTGGATCGATACTAGAAATTACCAAACCTGGCGAAGTTGTGCTAAACGGCGAACAACAAATGAATCTTGCTAAAGGCATGATGGACAAAGGTGCTGCCACTGCATTTAATAACTTGTCAAAGAATTTAGATCTCAGCAAACTGTCAGCAGGCATGCCCAAGATAGAAATGCCTAAGTTTGAAATGCCCAAGTTTGATGCTTCATCATTTAAAGGCACAATAACTGAAAACGGTAAGACTAGAGAAATGTCTCAGGCAGATTTAAGCAAGGCCACAAATGATATTAGCAAGATGATGGGTAATCTTGATTTGACTCAACTGAGTAAAAAATTTACTACTGAGATTAGTTCAGTTACTGGCGGCGGCACAAGCACAGTCAAAGGTCCAGACATAAAAGAATTATCAAAACCTTTTGAAAAATCTTTTGCCGACATGCCCGCAACAGGTTCACAATTGGCACAATCAGCATCTGTTGAAAAACTTGCACAAGAACAAGCATTGGCATCAAAGAAAAAACAAGCAGAGTCTAGTGTTGAATCTGCTAAAATTTACAAAGACTCGTCTGAAAAATTTGTTTCTTTCTTAGAAAAAGATATTGCAGCCAAGGAACAAGAACTGGCTGCTACTGACAGTGAAAGAACAAAACGTCGATTAGAAAATGAGTTGCTAACTCAGCGAACCAAGTTAGATGGTGCAAAATCTCAAGTAATCGAAGACACTAAAAATTTATTGACTGCTGAAAAAGAATTAGCCGATGCTCAACAACAATCTGTTGCTGCAGAAGCCAGCATACGAGAAGAAACTATTCAGCAGACTAATAATATTGCAGAACAAACACAGTCAATGTTGGCAACTAAGAAAGAGTTTTCTGATTCTGAACTACAACAAATTGGACACGAATTATCTGCGCTAGCCAATGAAAAAGAAGTGCAATCAATACGACAAGCCGGAGTTCAGACTAGTCTAGATAAATTACAAGCACAAAAAGATATCTACGAAAATAATCAACGGTATGAAGAAAAAGATCTTGCAGAGTCTAACGAAGAATTGGCCATACTGCGTAATAGACTTGACAATTCAGAATCTGCTGCCGAAATACAAGAACTACAAGCACAAATAGCCGACGAAGAAAGTATAAATTTATCTTTGCAAAATCGAATCGCTGAACGAAATCAAAATATTTTAAACACCGATGCTGATATTGCACTGAAGGAACAAGAACTGCAAGATCTCAAAGAAGAAATGGCAGATACTGAAATTGCCATTCAAGACAAACAGTCTGAACTGTTGGATCATGTTGGTAATCAAAGCGAAATAGCAACAGAGTCTGATGAAGATTTGGCATTATACGGCGCCAACCAACCAGAAATTACTGAAGAGTCTCGTGAAGACTTGGAAAATCAGTTACTTGGAATAAATCGGCTCAAAGCAGATTCCGCCGATGCAAAAAATAAAACACAAACTACCACAGGACGAGATCCATTTTCCAGCATGCTGGATAGATTTATGGGACCAATGGCTGTACCAGCCAGTGCCACTGCCGGCGTTGATGCTGCAAAGAGTTCAGCAGTGAAAGATGCTGAGAAAAAAGATGCAGAGGCCAAACAGGCGCAGACTGCCAAAACAGCACCAGCAACAGCAACTGATGCCAAACCAAAAACTGCCACAGGCGCCGGAAAAGAAGCATCCATGTCAGACCTATTGGCCAGCATGGAACAGTTAAATATGCAAGTAGGCAAATTAACTGGCGAAATGTCTAAGTTGCCAAATTTGATGGAAAAAGCAGTGTCAGCAACCAAATCGTTGAATGGCAATCTTAATATGAGAGTATAACTATGTCGTGGAAAAAGTATTTTACCCCTGTCAATACCGGTGCCCTAACTGACGGCACATGGAGTCCTATGAGCAGTCAGAACTCCAATAGACCGGGGCCTGCTAGAACAAACTACAGTAGTTTTTTGCCAGATGTCTATACCGGTAGTCCCAACAGAGTTGAAAGATATTTACAGTATGACACCATGGACATGGATCCAGAAGTAAATGCAGCACTGGATATTTTAGCAGAATTTTGCACACAGAAAAACAAAGAGAATAATACACCGTTTAATTTATTTTTTAAAAACAAAGCAACCAATACAGAAATACGTATTCTAAGAGAATATCTACAGCAATGGTCAAAGTTGCAAGAATTTGACACAAGAATTTTTAGAACCATTCGTAATCTTTTCAAATATGGCGATGCATTTTTTGTACGAGATCCAGAAAATCAAAAATGGATGTACATAGATGCTGGTAAAATTACCAAAATCATAGTCAACGAAAGTGAAGGCAAAACGCCTGAACAGTATATAATTAAAGATCTCAACATTAATTTTAAAGATCTCGCTGTGACAATGATTCACCCCAACACAACCAACACACAAAATAGGGGAACTACCTATGCTGCCGGCGGCAGTAACGGCAGCGCAGGGCCAGGTGGCGCATACAATGTTTCAACCGGATCTAGATTTGAATTGACACAGATGGAAGAAGCAATAAATGCTGAACATGTGATTCACCTCAGTCTCAGTGAAGGACTGGACAACAACTATCCGTTTGGCAACAGTTTGTTAGAACAGGTATTTAAAGTGTTCAAACAGAAAGAATTGTTGGAAGATGCTATCATTATCTATCGTGTACAACGTGCTCCTGAACGTAGAGTGTTCTACGTAGACGTGGGCAACATGCCCAGTCACTTGGCCATGGGATTTGTTGAGCGTGTTAAAAATGAAATACATCAACGTAGGATTCCCAGTAGTACTGGCGGTGGTACTAACGTTATTGATTCAGCATACAATCCGTTATCTATCAACGAAGATTACTTCTTCCCACAGACTGCTGAAGGACGAGGAAGTAAAGTTGAAACTTTACCAGGAGGAACGAATCTTGGTGAGATTGACGACTTGAAATTCTTTACAAACAAGTTGTTCCGTGGCTTAAGAATTCCCAGTAGTTATTTGCCCACAGGTGCAGACGACAGTCAAGCACAGTACAACGATGGTCGTGTTGGCACAGCATACATTCAAGAATTTAGATTTAACAAATATTGTGAAAGACTACAAAGTCTAGCAGCCAGTGTATTTGACGAAGAGTTTAAATTGTATCTACACAATAGAGGAGTCAATATTGATTCCAGTTTGTTTGAATTGAAACTGCAACCGCCAATGAACTTTGCAGCATATCGTCAAAGTGAAGTAGATGGACAGCGCATCAATACATTTAACACTATTCAAGCAGTGCCGTTTATCAGTAAACGATTCGCATTAAAACGATTCTTGGGATTGAGCGAAGAAGAAATGGCAGAAAATGAATTGTTGTGGAGCGAAGAACAAGGTAAGAGTGATCCGGTACCTACAGACAGTAGTGGCGAACTGAGATCTATCGGATTAAGTCAAGGAAATATTGCTGCTGATGTAGATGCTGCCACTGACACCGAAGGCACTCCTGAACAGGCTGCGGCAGCACCAGAACCTGGAACTGAGCCGTTACCAGTGACTCCAGCAACTCCGCCAACAGCATAAATATCATATGATTCTAAGAGAACTGTTTTACGTCGATAATTACAAAAAATCTCTGTCCAATGACATGAGATACGAACCTCGTCGAGACAAAACCGCCATATCTAAAAACGACACTAGAAAAACTAGATTAACATTGGGTCAAATTAATCAATTGAGAAAAACTAGTGAAGCACACATCTTAGAACAAGAACAAGAATTGCAATTTGTAAAAATAATGTATGGTGCTCCACCTCCAGCACCACAATAAAATCTCTTTGATAAATTAATACAAGGAGAATAATATGCGTTGTTTTGTGCTAGGCAACGGCAAAAGCCGTCTTGCAATACAGCCCCCAGATCTAAAACCATACGGAAAAATATACGGATGCAATGCTTTGTATAGAGAATTTGATCCAGATTTTTTGATCGCAGTAGATCCCAAAATGGTTATGGAACTAAACAGTGTTGGTTATCAACACCAGCATTCAGTGTGGACTAACGGCAATGCTAGATATAAAGCATTTAGAGGATTTAACTATTTTATTCCCAGTCTAGGATGGAGCAGCGGCCCAACAGCATTGGACATGGCTTCTCGATCGGGTGTAAACGAAATATATATTTTGGGATTTGATTATGAAGGTGAAAACGGTAAATTAAACAACGTCTACGCCAACACAAAAAATTACAAATTGTCTAGCGACGTGGCCACTTACTACGGTAATTGGATGCGACAAACAGAAAAAGTTATTCGAGATAACAAACACATAAAATATTATCGACTAGTTGGTGATAAATATTTTGACACAAATTGGCACTTCTCAAACTTTAAGAATTTAAATTACACAGAATTTAAACAACTCTTGAAGACCTGGCCTAAAAACTAGCATTTTTAGGCCATTTCACCCCATTTATTACAATTAAAAGTAAATATATCAACAGCCTTGTAACCATAGGAGACAAAACAATGACTGATCGAAACAAATTTGAACAGATGCTTGAGTCTTTGGTCAATGATGACCAAGCCAGAGCAAAGGAACTATTCCACCAAATCGTGGTAGAAAAATCACGTGAGATTTATGAAAATCTTCTTGCTGAAGAATTTGACGAAGATGTTGAAGAAGCAAGAGAAGACGACGACATGGAAGAATCCATGGAAGACGAAACTGATGACATGGACGACGGAACCGACGAAGGTTTAGACATGTCTATGGAAGCAGATGACGAGCCAGGCATGGATGACGAATCTGACATGGACATGCCAGCAATGGACAAAGGTGATGATTTCATCGATGATGTCACTGGCGATGCAGATAGCCCAGAAGAAGTAGTTGCTGACATCGGCGCAGCAGTTGATGACTTAGATGCATTAGTTGCTGAATTAGAAGACGCTATTGCAGCATTTGATGGCAACAAAGAAGACGATGCAGAAATGGACATGGATGATGAAGACGACATGATGTCCAAAGAACAGTATGCATTTGAAGATGAGCAAATGATGCGTGAGTATGTAGAAAAAGTAGGCGAAACCTACAAAGGCGGCAAAGTTGCTAGCACTAGCGAAGCAGGCGGCGCCAATACAAAATCTATTTTTAACAAAGCAAAGTATAATGACATGGGCGGCACAACTGCTAACATTGCCAAAGGCGGTGAAGGCGGCGGTAACAAAACCAGCCTACCAGGTCATGCAAACGCTAAGACAGAAAATCTTGGCAACGTAAATGTTCCAGGCGGCAAGGCTGGTGTAAAACATCTTAAAGGTGTTCCAGCAGGTCACGGAGCAGAAAAGAAAGGCGGTGGCGACACTGCTACCAATAAGAAAAGCATAATTGGATCTAGATAATGTTTTTACTTCGTGAAAATCTTTCGTTTACACAAGCCGGTATAGTTGTTGAATCAACTGACAACGACACTGGCGGTAAAAATCTGTACATGAAAGGTATTTGCATACAGGGCGGAATTAAAAACGCTAACCAAAGGGTATATCCTGTGGACGAGATTGGCAGGGCTGTTAAGACTCTAAACGATCAGATTGCCAATGGTTATTCTGTATGCGGTGAAGTAGATCATCCAGACGATCTAAAAATTAACCTGGACCGTGTCAGCCACATGATTACTTCAATGTGGATGGACGGTCCAAATGGTTATGGCAAAATGAAAATATTACCTACTCCTATGGGCATGCTGGTTAAAACTATGTTAGAAGCCGGCGTTAAATTAGGTGTAAGTAGCAGAGGTTCCGGAAACGTCCGAGATGACGGATCTGGTCATGTCAGCGACTTTGAAATCATTACGGTGGATATAGTTGCTCAACCAAGTGCTCCCGGTGCGTATCCTACACCAATTTACGAAAATCTCATGAACACTCGTGGCGGTTTAAGTAGCCTTCGTATAGCGAAGGAGGTGCAGGGCGACCCGAAAGCACAAAAGTATCTCAAGGAAAGCCTATTAAGAATAATAGGCGGTCTCCAATAATAGGAGGAATACATGTTGGATTCGTTAAAAACTTTGTTTGAAAACAATGTGATTTCTGAGGAGATGAGAGCAGAAATTGAACAAGCATGGGATCGCAGAGTTGTTGAAAACCGTCAAGAAGTTACACAACAACTACGCGAAGAATTTGCTCAACGCTACGAGCATGACAAACAAGTCATGGTAGAAGCAATGGACAAGATGATCAGTGAACACTTAGCTGTTGAAATTCAAGAGTTTAAGGAAGACAAGGCACAATTGGCAGAAGCAAAAGCCAAGTATGCTAAGAAGATGAAAGACGATGGCAAGAAGATGAAAGAATTTATGGTTCATCAACTGGCTAAAGAAATTTCAGAACTACACGAAGATCAGAAACAGTCAGCAGATAAATTCCAAAAACTTGAACAATTTGTTATAGATGCTCTATCTGAAGAAATTGCAGAGTTTTATCAAGACAAGCAAGACTTGGCTGAAGCCAAGGTCAAATTAGTCAAAGAAGGTAGAGAGCAGATTTCTGCATTAAAACAGAAATTTGTAAAACGTGCAGCAAGCATGGTAGAATCTATGATCGGTGATAACCTATCTAAAGAAATTACCCAACTCAAAGAAGATATTGAGAGTGCTCGTCGCAACGACTTTGGACGTAAATTATTCGAAGCATTTGCTTCTGAATATCAAGCAAGTTACCTAAACGAGAAATCTGAAACTTCAAAATTACTCAAGGTCATAGACCTGAAAGATCTAGCCATTGCCGAAGCAAAAACTGCGGTAGTGGAAACACAAAAGATTTTAGAAAGTAAAGATTCAGAAGTCAACCGTTTACAAGATGCTATGCAAAGACAGACCACAATGGCTGATCTTCTTGCTCCACTGAGCAAGGATCAGAAAAACATTATGTCTGAGCTGTTAGAAAGTGTACAAACACCAAAATTACAAAATAGTTTTGAAAAATATCTACCAGCGGTGATTGCCGGCGAAACAAAACCAAAACAAAAACAGGCACTGGTAGAGGCAAAAGAAATTACTGGAAATAAAGTTTCCAGTACTCAAGTTGGTAGCGAGTACGATTCTAATATCAGAAGTATTAGACGTCTTGCTGGATTATAAAGTTTAAGGAGAAAAACTAAATGTCAGATCTACTAAATGGTCGTTGGCAAGAGACCAAAGAGGCTCTATTAGAAGGCCTAAACGGTACCCGTAGAAGTTCGATGTCTGTAACTCTAGAGAATACTCGCAAGTATTTGGCAGAGTCAGCATCCGCAGGTGCTACCTCTGCCGGTAATGTCGCAACACTTAACCGTGTGATATTGCCAGTTATTCGTCGTGTCATGCCAACCGTTATCGCTAACGAGTTGGTTGGTGTTCAGCCAATGACAGGTCCAGTTGGACAAATTCACACTCTACGTGTGCGTTACTCAGACACATCAGCTAACGCTGGTGTTCTAGCAGGTGAAGAGGCTCTAAGCCCATTCAAAATTGCTGCTAGTTACTCTGGTAACGAAACAGCAGCAACACCCAAAGCAGGTAGCACCGCTACCCTAGAAGGTGCTGCTGGTAAGCGTATGAGCATCCAGATCCTAAAGCAAGTAGTTGAGGCTAAAACCCGTAAACTAAGTGCTCGTTGGACATTTGAAGCTGCACAAGATGCACAAGCCCAACAAGGCATTGACATCGAAGCAGAAATCATGGCTGCTTTGGCACAAGAAATCACTGCTGAAATTGATCAAGAAATCTTAGGATCTCTACGTTCATTAGCAGGCACAGCCGTTGAAACATACAACCAGGCTGCAGTATCTGGTACAGCAACATTCGTTGGTGACGAGCATGCCGCATTGGCAGTTCAAATCAACCGTGCTGCTAACTTGATCGCTCAGCGTACACGTCGTGGTGCTGGTAACTACGCAGTGGTTAGCCCAATGGCATTGACAATTCTTCAAAGTGCCACAACTAGTGCGTTTGCTCGTACTACTGAAGGTACTTTCGAAGCACCTACAAACCCCACGTTTGTTGGTACAT